CTGCGCTGCTGCTGATCGGGCACTACTACAACCAACGCGAGGCGGAGAACCCGGGCGGTATCACAATGGAAATCAAGGAAGGCGTACACCGCCTCCTGCAAAGCGTTCGTCGATTCTAATGAGGGCAGGTCAACTAAACGAGAAGATCGACATCTACCGTCCGACAAAGACGGTGAACCAATTTGGTGATGTGATTCATAGGTACACTCTCTGGAAGGAGGGTGTTCGTTGCAGGATCACAGCACTGGGCACACCATCGGCTGGTGCATCCGAGTTTAATGACGATGACCAAGAGGTGGGTGAGATGAAGTCGGAGTTCGTCACACGCTGGGTGTCCGGCGTTCAGTTTGACGACGTCATCGTGTGGAACGGTGGCATCTTCAACTTGTACTCTGTACTTCCGATCGGACGTCGCGAAGGCATGAGGCTGCGCGCTCGCCGCCGTGACAACGACAGCCGTCCACTAAACGTAGTGGATAGCGAAGGCAATGAAACGACAATTTCAGACAGCAACCCGTCGACATGAAATCAGGAAACTTTGCAGCCAACCTTCACCTTGTCGGATTCAAGCGAAGCGATCCATTCGCTCGTCGCCTCCGTCGTCTGAAGGACTTGAACAAAAGAAAGAATATCCTCTACCAGGGGATGGCAAACGCAGCAAGACCTATGCGTGATGATATGGAAGCTTCCGCACCTGTGAAGACAGGGGTGCTGAGCCAGTCCTTCCGCATCCGCAAACTTAAAAAGACTCCACAGTACGTCTTCGGCATCCGTGTCGGAGCTGTCAGTGGACCCCGAGTCGTGAGCCCGGGCATGCTTGACAACGCCAAAATCGACAAGTACGATGAAGGCGATGTCTTTAACATGGCAGGGTGGCGCGATCACTTCGCGGAGCTGGGGACGGTCCGCCATGGCCCGACTCCCCACATCGCTCCGGCAATTCAAAAAAACCTCGGACGCTATCAGAAAGAGGTTCGCAAGGAGATCTACAAAGCCATCGCGAGACTCGATAGCAAGAAGAAGTAAACACACAAAAAATGGCACTACTAAACGCAAACTATCTTGGGCTTTATGCCTTCGCCGACTCGGGGCAGACCACTGCGTACCGAGTTACGGCAAACGACACCTTGGCCACAGCAGAGACCAACTTCCTTGCCGCTGCTGCCGATGGTGACTATGGCTTGTTGGTGAAGTCTGCTACAGACGACATTCACGAACGGTCAAACCTTCCCGCAATTATTAAGGATAACGCCGGAGCAATCGCTGACGCAACAGGTGACTTGAAACTCTTGGCAGCAGCCACGTCCACAACCCTGGACATGAACAACACGATTGACGAAATCGTGGCTCGCAGCTCTCAGTGCAATTCAGAGACCTACGTCATCGGAGGAGCTCAGTCATGGTCACTCTCTGCTGACGGATTGGTTCAGGACGTTGTTGAATCATCCCAGAGTGGAGCTACCGCTTTGATGGATATTGCTCGCGGAAGTGAGTACGTCCTTGTCCGCTTCGTTGTAGACGTGACGAAAAAAGACACAGAGGGAACACAAGAGAACTACGTCAATTACATTGGTCAGGGCATCATTGAAAACGTCAGCATCACTGGTGGATTCGACGATACAGCAACGTACTCTGTGAGCATTCGCGGATACGGCAAGCTCTACCGTTACAACAACGCAAGCTAAGAAATCATGGCAGTAGTAAACGCAAATTGTCTAGCTATCTACTATGATAGCGTTAACTCTCAGAGCAAAGCCAAGGTGTATGCACCTTATGCCAGCGAAGGTGATTTTGAAAATGTCTACACAACACTGACGGCTGATCGTGTTATTGTTGCAAACGTCAACAGCACGAGCGGAGAAAACAACATCTTTGTTGAGTATGGCGAAATGGATAACGGCGGCTTCACGAGTCGCTTGACTGACCTGATTTTGGTTGGCGCCGCCACCTCTTCAACACTCGACTTGACAAACGCTGTCGAGGTCGTCGCTCGCGACGGAGAAGGTGGTACACTCCAGGAATCAACACAGGACTGGTCGCTCAGCGCAGACGGCTTGATCCAGGTGGACGACGATGCCGGTGTGAGCTTGCTCGACTTGGCTCGTAACAAATACTACGTGATCGTAAAGTTCTCAATTGACAAGAACGGAACGACCACAGACTACTATGGACAAGTGCTGCTCGACTCAGTGAGCTTGTCTGGCGGTGTTGACGAGATTGCCACGTACAGCGTGAGCATGACAGGCGTCGACGACCTCTTGAAAGCATAATAACCAACATGGGGCGGCGGGAAGGTTCGTCGCCCCTTTTTTAACACCAACCACATGCAAACGATTAAAGGCGAATTCACGTTCACTCTCGGAAAGAAGAAGTACAACGCATCTCTTAGTCTCAACGCATTGCGCATGATGTGCAATGCATTCAAGATCAAGCTGGGTGAATTGGACAAGTGGCTAGAAGAAGACTCACTTACCGCCATCCCAGCTTTCGCATACTACGGAGTGAAGAACGATTCAGCTCGCAAAGGCAAGGACTCCGGTCTGCCTGATTTTGAGCAGTTCTGTGCCTTGGCTCTTGAAGACGGCGACACCCTGGAGCAGATGATGACGGCAGTCACTGAAGCCCTGGGCGGACAAGACGACGACAAGGGAAACTCATAACCCCTCGCGACGGCGGGGGTGCCCAGGGAGAGGGAGAGGAACTTTCTTGGAAGGTCTTACTGAAGACCGGGCTCATGATGGGGTTGACCCCGGATGAGTTTTGGGCGCTAACTCTTAGGGAGTTCGCCTACCTCCGAGAAGGATTCATGTTGAGGCAGAGCATCATGTGGGATCACACCTCATCTGTGATGGCGCTGCTCGCCAACGTGAACTCTGCAAAGGGCAAAAAATTCGAGCCGGATGATTTCCATCCGTACACAACTAAGTCTAATCAGGGAGTGCGCACCAAAGAAGAAGCACAAGCACTCCTGGAGAAAATGAAAAACTTCAGCTAATGGCAAGCATTGTAGGAGCCAGTCGGTTAGCAGCGATACTTACGCTGGACATCAAACCGTTTGTTCGCAACACGGAGATGGCGATGTCCAAGCTGGAGAAATTTCGGCAAACCTCGCAATCCCTCGCCTCGACCCTTGGTCGCGGGCTTGGGGTTGCCATGGGCCTTGTGGCAGCCTCAGCAGTACGTGTAGCTGCTGAATTCAATAAGGTAGAGAGCCAGCTCCGCGCCGTAGGAACTGGAGACAACATTGACAGCATCGTAGCCAACGCCAAGCAGCTTGGTATTGAGACGATGTTTACGGCAACGGAAGTTCTGGAACTGGGTCTTGAGCTGAAGAAGCTCGGCTTCAACGCGGAAGACACCAACTCCGCTCTTACAACGGCGGTAAAGGTTAGCCAGGTATTTGGCGGATCGCTGAAGCAGGTAGGTACTTCCATCGCGGAGACACAGCGGCAGTTTGGCAACCTTCGTTCCTTTGAAGAGATCGGGGACATCTTCGCCGTCGCCTTCCAGCAATCAGCCCTTGACAGCACAAACCTTGCAAGCGCGCTGAAGAACGTAGGTTCCGTAGCAAACATTGCGGGATACAGCCTTGAAGAGACTGTTGCGCTCTTGGGCTTGCTCGCGAACTCTGGTCAGAAGGCTGGTATTTCAGGTACTCGTTTGAAGAATGTGATCCTGAACCTAGGAGATGAATTTGGGTTTACAGGAGACGAGCTTTCGGTCCTTACCGCAGGAAGTCTTGACATCGCTCAGATCTTTGAGATCCTTCACAAGAGAGCTGGTGTTGCGGGTGCGGTTATCAGTGAGATGGGCCTCGAGTTCTACAACCTTGTTGTTCGACTTGAAGATGCGAATGGTGCTCTTGACGCCATGAACGATGGGCTGGAAGATAAACTCTTCATTCAGCTCGAAAAGAATAAGAACGCAGTCCAGTCCCTGGGCAGGACAATCGGTGACGGGCTGACCCCATACGTGACTGCGCTCGCTACTGGGCTTAGCGGCGTCGCTGAGGACTTTG